GAACATTAACCCCTACCCCCACCCTACATTTGTTGCGTAAATGATACAGATAGGAGCGAAAGTAGGGGATCGGATGAGTGAAATCGTATATATAGGGTAGAGCGGGTACCGTCGCGCTACAGGGGGGGTGGCACCTCGCTATTACCACCCGACCCGCGCATCGTTTAACCCCCTCGCGCCTCGTCGTCATCGTCACCGGAACCCGCTGCGTCACTCGCAGCGTAGTCGTCGCTGTCACCGGAACCATCGTCGTCATCGTCCGCACCGTTTACACGCACCGGCAGCATGTCGATGAGCGTGACCTGAGGTGCAGCGGCTGACAGCAGCGCACCCAGTCGCCGCTCCAGTTCCACCGCGACAGCAGCAGCAGGACGGTCACGCCTGTCCTCGATGACCTCGATGAACGCGCCGCATGTTTTGCCCCACAACTCGACGGCACGGAGCCGCACATGGTCAGGACGCGCATCGTCTTCGGCGAACTGGCGTAGCAGACCCACTACCTTGGAGCGGTCTGAGACACCCTTGACCTCCATTATCCGCATCCTCTCGCCCATTAGCGCATCCACTGCCGCCCTGATATCGCCCCGTTGCGCCAATCCTGAAGCCTTGTTGCGGATGGTGTCGCCCTGCATGTCTGTCGCGTCATACGCGAACTTGTACGCATCGCTCTGCGTCATGCCGTCTGCGAGATTCTCCGCGAATTTCCGCTGTTTCGGTGTCAACCCGTACTGGTCTCGTATGCCTGCCATTCGATCTGATTTCCCTTGTTTTGCAGTGATTAGTTAATTCTTTGACTACGCAATGAGTGGTCTTGTGCCTTTGTCACCCTGTTTTCGGGTCTGAAAGTACCTGCGGTGCTGATTAAACGCAAACTAAATTCGACCGATAATCAGTGACTTAGTGTATTTGTGGTCGTGTAAACGAAGAAAGTTGTTGACTTGTGGTCATGTAATCCGTAGAGTTTGCATCACCGGCAGCGGCAACGCTCCGGAGCGCACCCAGACGGCGCACCGCAAGGTAAGAGGTTCTGGTGCCGGATGAGCGCAAGCAGCCCGGCGGTTCCTCAAGGGGAACCCGGCCTAAAGCATCGGTGAAGCCGTAGGGTTGAAGGCAATGACCTGCAAGTACAGCAGCCGCCCGAAAGTCTGACGATGCCCAACGAACCGGAAAAACCTTCGACTGAGTAGAGCGCATTCGCTGAGTGCGCTGCACTGAGTCAACCAACCATGGAGAACGCCATGAGCAAGTCATTCAAGCAGTCAATCAAGTCATCCAAGCAAGGCCGGTGGATTCTTCACCCGGTCGATGCCGTGCCGGTTTGGGTTCCTGCCAAGCGTAAGTAATCACCGTTTAAACCACAGGAAAACATCATGAAAATCATTCTAGTCGCTTTCTTCCAGTTTCTCGCCATGGTCGAGATGGCATGTGGCGTTCTGCTTGTCGCTGAGTCGGGTGGCGTCGGCATCCCCTCACTGATCGCGGTAGCAGCCGCGCTCGTTTGCCTTTTCTCAGCCAATGAGGTGTCCAAGTCATGATCATCCAAGTCGAACAGCGCCATATCTACGGGCAGATCAAGTACTACCCGCTCAACGAACTCGCATCACGCTTCGCTGCGCTGATGAAGCAGAAGACCTTCGATGCCCAGAACCTCGCGGATATCCGCCGCATGGGTGTTCAGGTGGATGTGCGAGTCCCCGGTTTTTCAAACGACTATCTGGTCAGCATTTAAACGCAGGTCGAAACCGGCGTGAGCCGGTCTACCCGTGATGCGGGTATTGACGAGACCAACCAACAAGGGGACAACGCATGAAATACATATCGAATCGAATGATGGCGCAGTCGTGGGACTTGTGGCGCGAGTACATAGACCCCGATGCGACTATGACGCAAGCAGAGTTCGACGAGATGACCGTCGAGCAGCGCATCGGCCTCATAGATGGCTATATCGGCGCAGAATTTGCCCGAATCGACGGCTACGCACGACAAGTTCACAGCGGCTTTATCTGGGCAATTGGCAGTCACGAGATGCAATGGAGCCGTCGCTCGACACGCGAAGCATGCGAGCAGGTGGTGCTAGAGGTAGTCGAACGGATGGGCATCGAGGCTGCTTTTGACGACTGCCGCAACGGCACGATCGACTGGAAGGGGTAAACATGAAAAATGAAATCGTGCAATTCGATGAGCGTTTTGGTGACTGGGGTCACGAGTCTGAAGAAACGGAACGCGACTACGAGCAGCAAATTCGTGATTGCGTGGAGACCTACAGCGGCTACGCCAGACAGGTTCACAGCGGGTGGGTCTGGGTCGTCGGCTGCAACGAGCAGCGATGGTCGCGGCGTGCGACGCGGCACGCCTGTGAGCGCGTGGTGTATCAGGTCGTTGAACATCTGGGAGAAGAGGACGCTTTCGACCTGTACACGGGCGACGATTTCGACGATGAGACCAACCCTGACGGGGTGGACACCTATCACGCATGGGACTGCGAGGGAGAGCAATCATGACCAATTTCACAGAACGCGAACCGTGGTTGGCGGCTGCTGCCGTCGCCCTACAGCACCAAGTGTTCCCCCGCGCAGGGATTGAACCCGCACAATGGGAGCAGCGTCGATACCGTGTCGCATGTGGGTTCCCCATTGGGTACCGGGGTTCCCGCAGCGGCAAGGTGGCACTGGGACAGGCGTTCGACCCGTCCATCAGTGCTGACGGAACTTTCGAGGTGTTCATCAACCCCATCCTCGACCGTCCGTTGGATGTCCTCGCCGTTCTCGCGCACGAACTGGCGCATGTCTGGGCGGGTATCCAATGCGGTCACCGTGGCGAGTTCGCACGGGTTGCCCGTGGCATCGACCTCGTCGGTGCGCTGACCTCGACCACTGCCGGTGCGTGGCTGTCCAATGAACTGGGCGATATCGCGCAGATTCTGGGCGCGTATCCCCACGCGAAAATCGATCCGAATAGCCGCAAGAAGCAGGGGACGCGATTGCTGAAACTGCAATGCTCTGGCTGCGGGTGGACGGCGCGTGTCTCTGCCCTTCAGGCGAACCGGCTGCATTCTGCTTCGGCTTGCCCCGTCTGCTCATCCATCGACACCCTGAAACTGGAGGCCTGAACATGACCAAGCGCACCTTCACGCTGCCCCTCAGCGACTCTGACCGCTCGTACCTGAAGATGCATGCAGTGAGGCAGGGCAAGTCGCCCAATGCCTCTGACGATGTCCTCGTCGCCATTTGGAACGGGGTTGACCCCGCTCCGGTGGCTGCTGCGTCCCTTGACGCTGAGACCATCGAAGGCATCCGCCGTGATGCCATTGCTGCTGCCGTCGCTGCGGTCGAGCAGCACCGCCCCGTCCGCATCGAAATCAAGCAGGGTGCGACCATCCGTACCCTTCCTGCGGGTCACCGTCACGCGGTGTTCGCGGATGTCCTCGCCGCCCTGTCTGTCCGCGAGAATGTGTACCTCGTCGGACCTGCGGGGTCCGGTAAAACGACCATCGCGGCTCAGGCTGCTGACGCACTGGAACTGCCGTTCTATTCGACCGGTGCTGTCGGTATGGCGTACCAGTTGCAGGGGTTCATCAACGCCGAAGGCAAGTACATGGAGACTGACCTGTACCGTGCGTATGTGGGCGGTGGCGTGTTCCTGTTCGACGAGATTGACGCATCGTCCGCTCAGGCACTGTTGGCCTTCAACGCCATCGCTGCCAATGACCTCGCCGCATTCCCCTGCGGCACGGTTAAACGCCACGCCGACTTCGTCATCATCGCCGCTGCGAATACCTTCGGCGCGGGTGCTGATGCCCAGTATGTCGGGCGGTCGCAACTGGATGCCGCGACCCTCGACCGGTTCGCGTTCATCACCATGGACTATGACGAGCGTCTGGAACTCGCCATCTCGCCCAACGACCAGTGGACGCGACATGTCCAAGCGTTCCGCAAGGCGGTGCGCGAACTGAAGTTGCGCCATGTGGTCAGCCCACGCGCATCCATCAAGGGTGGCAAGTTGCTGTCAGCCGGTCTCGACTGGAACCGTGTCGAGGAACTCGTACTGACCCGCAACCTGTCCGCGCTCGACATCGACAAGGTTCGATCCAACATGCCCAAGAGGAAAGCAGCATGACCGTTTACCGCTACACCGCTGATTCATGGGACGAGTTTGTCCATGACCTCCGCACCCGCAAAACCAACTGGGGGGACACTTCGCAAGGTTCGCAAGCGATTGGCAGAGCCGACTGGTCGGGCTGCGACACATGGGAAGATGCACTGGAGTACGCCGTCAAGGGTCACCCTGCCGGACGCGCTGCAATCGAGTCTGCGGCGGTCAAGGTGACGATGGAACCGGAACCCATGTGGGACACGGCTCCGGTCGGCGCGTTCCCTTGCATCCCGGCGAATGCAGCCGGTGTTCCGGAGGACATGTTCGCCATGTCCGACATTGCACCGCCGTCACCGTCGCCCATCGTCCGCATCGCGGTCAACATGTCGGCGAACTGCAATGTCGATGCACAGGAAATCGTGAACCGTGGGGTCGCTATCGTCTCGCTCATCGACCGGATTCAGTTGTCCGGTCGGCGTGTCGAGTTGATTGCAATCAAGCACGGCAACGATTTCATGAGCAGTGACAAGTTTGTCTGGTCTGTCACGGTTAAACGACCGGAGGAACCCATCGACATGGACAGGATTGGGCTGTGCTTTGCCACCCCCATCATGCTGCGCCGGTTCTTCTTTCGGGTCTTGGAATTCATGACCCCTCAAGAGGTTGATGCTTACGGGATATCGCGTCACTTTGTGGACGAGTGCAGGGACTGCGACCTCTCCATCCCAATGATAAAAGGCAGCGAGTACTCAACCCCTGAACGCGCAGTGAAGACTGTGATGGGACTTTGGGCGGCGGCGGCATGAGCCGCCCCTCCCCCCTTTTGCTTGCATGATTACTTGTTATCGACTATACTACTCAACATCGACACAGGAGACATGACCATGACCGAAGTTCGCCCTGAGTTCCACTACCTCAACCAACTTCGCGCATCTGGCGCAGTCAACATGTTTGGCGCAGCACCGCATATCGAGAGCATGTTTGACCTGACTCGTAAAGAAGCGCGGCAAGTTGTCAGCGACTGGATGAAATGGGTCAGTGCTGACCCTGCCCGACTCAACGAAGGAGACGCACGATGAACATCATCGTCGAGCAGCGCAATGTTTACGGGAACCTCAAGTTTTATCCCGTCAACGACCTCGCGCAGAAGTTTGCAGACCTGATGCGACAGAAGACATTCGATGTCCAGAATCTTGCAGACATCAAGGGCATGGGCATGACCATCATCATCGATCAGAAAACCATCATCATTTAAACAGGAGAGTGACATGAGAAAAATAGATTTCACCAAACTCAAATTGCCAGAACCTCAGACTACCGAAGACGCGCTGACCCTCGCCCTCGTGCTTGCCATCACCGCGCCAGACGAGCAGGGTTCTAGTGACGCAACGGCTATCGCACAAGACCTGTCGAAGGCTCTGTCTGAAATTGAAGTTGCCCGATGCAGGAACAGAGTCATTCAGATTCTGGAGGCAGCATGACCATACTTGAACACCTGTACGCGCTGTCAGTCGTGATTTTATTTGGCATCGTGATGGCAATAGCCGTCGTAAAAATTTCAATGCACAACGAGGACAAGTCATGAGGACTTACAAAGTAACCATCCGTGCAATCGTGACCAAGACTTTGACTGTCAAGGCAAAGAACAAGGACGATGCATACGAGGCCGCGTCTGAGGAATTCACTGTCCTGTGTGACGGCAAGAATGAAGACTATGAGCAGCGTTATGAGCAGTATCTCGTAGACATCAAGGAGAAAAAGGCATGAGTACCGAAAATTACTGGGTTGAAAAGGCACAGTCTGTCCTTGTCGGTCGAACCATCGTCGCCGCCCGATACTTGACCAACGACGAGGCAGAACGACTGGGATGGAGCAGCCGCTCTGTCATCCTTGAACTCGACAACGGCGACCTCGTGTGGCCTAGCCGGGACGATGAGGGCAACGATGCCGGTGCATTGTTCACAACAAACAGCAAGGCAGACACGCTGCCCGTGATTCGTTAAGAGGAACAATCAATGAATGAATCAGATGTTGCGACTGCAAAAGAGAGGTATAAAATGATCCGTTCTGAACTCGAAAAAGAGACCAGAGAATTTGAGTTGCTCAAGCGACAGCATGAGCGACGAGTAAGTCAACTGACTGACGATGTCATCAAGGCATGGTCGGACTACCACTCGACTAGGATTGATGCGGAGTTGGCGAAGAAACATACCGCCAGTGCAATCGACTTCATCAAGACCGCAATGGAGGGACAGCGATGAACGATGCTGATATCAAGTTGCTACAGGGACAGGACATCGACATGGAGATTCTCCGTGCGTTGATGAAAATCCAACACGACCTACGATTGTTGGTTGATCGTGTCGAGTCCATCGAACAGATGATGATTGCTCCACCACATGGATGGGAGGACATCGAAGTAACCAACCCCCCTTTCTGATAGGAGTTTAAACATGAGCAGAATGTTTATCGATCCGGCGACTGGCGAGATGCACGACGAGCGGTGGTTCCGTATGCAGGACATCGACCTCGACACCGTCATCGAGGCAGTCAAGATTGATGATGGAGACCTCGCGTTCGTCATCATCCCTGAGAACATAACCCGGATGAAGGTTAGGGATGAAATGGTCATCAGTCTCATCAGTCAGTTCACTGGAGCGATTCTTGAACGCATGAACGAGACTGACGATGAGGATGAGCGTGAGCAGTTGCGTGAGATTGGAAAAAGAATCTGCACCGTGATGATGTTCAACCTCGCAGAGTTGGAAAAGGAGAAGAACCATGCAGACTTTCACCAGAGCGGAGGAAAATTCCACTGGAACCGTAGTGACTTTCACTGACTGCGACGGGAACCCTGTGCTGTGGGTGTTCCCCTCACCGGGGCGCGTCTGGAAAGATCGTTGGGTTGCCTTCACCAACAGCGAGGAGTTCAATTACTTCAAGGGTTCCGAAGAAGAAGTGTTCAAGTGGGCTGATGCCTACCTGTCCAAGTGTGTTTAACCAAGGAGAGATGACATGAAGAAGTCTGTGATGCTGATTGCGATGGCACTGGCAAGCATGTCTGCTCATGCGGGTACGGCGTACCTCAAGTACGAGCGGAACACCGGCATGACCAAGCAGTGCTACTACGACTATCTTGGCAGCGAGTATGTGCGGACGGTGAGCGTGACTGCTCTGTGTCCGCTGACCATTCAGGTCAATCGCTGATTGAAGAAGCCCCGGCTCCCATCATGGGGGTCGGGGTTCTCTCACAGCAGTTTAAGATTCTCAGGCCCGATCTCACGGGTGTTGTCAGGGTCGTAATCTGTCGGGGTTCCCAACTCCCACGCCCTGTCGTACTGAATCCACCCGTAAATTTCTACCTCCCTTAGTTCCGGCATCACCGGCTTGGCTACAAACAGCACAAGCCCCTTCCCTACCTGATGCCGTCGAACCGCTGCGCTATCACGGGTACGCAGCCTCTTCACCTCGATGTTTTCTCCGACATCCGCCATGCCTTTGTGCGTGTCGTGATGTTTAACCGGCCAGACATGACCCGACCAGTATCGATTGCTGTACTTGGCAACCGCTAGTTCCGCCACACAAGCGGCGACCTGAGCGGTACGGTCATCCTCCATCCTCGCGCTGTCGTAGTGCTTGGCATTCTCCCGCGACCAGTTCTCTATAAACCGACGCGCCCCGACATGTGATGCCCATTCGTACTCCCACGGGTCGAGTTTGATGATGGGTCTCACAGGTTCCCCCAGTCATACAAATCGGGTGCGCCAGTCTTGTCGCTGTATCTGCCAGTGGGCAGGTCGTAGTTCAATTCGATATCACCCACCGCACCGACCCATTTGAACCGGCTCTTCCAGACATGGACTTGGGTCTCGTTTTTGTTGCGGTGGACGGTGACACCCATGTCTGCCTTGGCAAACCACGCAGCCGACCCGCTGATGTGCTGACCCTTGGGGATGCCAGAGTCTGGCAATGCCTTGGCAGGGTGGGCCACGAACCAAGCATGAATCTCATGCGACTTACAGAACAGGACGATGTCGGTGAGCATCTTGCTGATAGCCTGTTGCTCTGAGTCACCCTGCATTTCGAGATAGTTGTAGGGATCGATGACCAACCCACGCACACCCATTCTCATGACCGCCTGTTTGGTGCGGTCTATGATGGACTGTACAGTACTGGGCGCACCGTCATGGGATTGGAGGAACACGAAGTGTTGGTTCAGGAACGCGAGTGCGTAATCCCTTTCGTCGCTGTTCATCCGGTCATCCCCGAAAAAGGGCTTGCCGACCACCTTCTCCGCGAGTTTGGCGATGTGCATGGCGGGTGGGTTCTCGAAAGACGCAATGGCAAATCGCCAGCCCTTTTGCATTGCGATATT